AGGTACTTCAGGTATCGGCGGTTCTTCTGGATCGTCTGGAACTTCAGGTACTTCAGGTATCGACGGTTCTTCTGGCTCTAGTGGTACTTCCGGTCAGGACGGTTCTTCTGGATCGTCTGGAACTTCAGGTTCAAGTGGTACTTCCGGTTCTTCTGGAACCAGCGGAACGTCTGGTTCGTCAGGTACATCTGGCTCGTCTGGCGCTGATGGTTCTAGCGGTACTTCAGGCACATCAGGTTCTTCTGGAACGTCTGGCTCTTCTGGCGCTGATGGTTCATCCGGTTCTAGTGGCACCTCTGGCTCGAGTGGAAATTCTGGTAGTTCAGGGTCAAGCGGAACTTCTGGTACTTCAGGTTCTTCTGGAACTTCTGGATCGTCAGGTAATTCAGGAAGCTCAGGTTCTTCTGGAACTTCTGGATCGTCAGGTACTTCAGGTTCCTCAGGAACTTCCGGAACTGGATTGGTGGATGCAGACCTTTACTTCAACACGACTTCTAACACTCTTTTCACTCCATACTTGAATCTCAGTTCAGCGAACACAGGCGGCACCTCTACCGAGGTCCTTGTACGTGAGACTGATGGTACTATTAAGACCAAGAGCGGATCGCTTGAAGGGTCCTCTGGCACCTCTGGAACTAGCGGTTCTTCTGGTACCTCTGGAACTGGAACGATAGACGCTGACTTGAACTTCAACACAACTTCGAACACTCTGTACACTCCTTACCTAAACCTCAGTTCAGCGAACACAGGAGGAACCTCTACCGAGGTCCTTGTACGTGAGACTGATGGTACTATTAAGACCAAGAGCGGATCGCTTGGAGGGTCCTCTGGCACCTCTGGAACTAGCGGTTCTTCCGGTAACTCAGGATCATCTGGTTCTTCTGGAACTTCCGGTTCTTCCGGAACATCTGGCGTAACTGGTCCTTCCGGTTCTTCCGGAACTTCCGGTTCTTCAGGTACGTCAGGTTCATCAGGAACTTCTGGTTCTTCTGGAACATCAGGAGAAATTGGTCAAGCAGGTAGTTCGGGTTCATCCGGTACTTCTGGTACGTCACCTGCAGGGTTCACTTCTGGAACTTCAGGTACTTCTGGCTCTAGCGGTTCTTCAGGTACGTCTGGAACTGGAACGATCGACGCCGACTTGAACTTCAACACTACTTCTAACACTCTTTACACTCCGTACTTGAACCTCAGTTCAGCAAACACTGGAGGAACCTCAGGGGAAGTAATGGTAAGGGAAACGGACGGAACAGTAAAGACAAGATCTGCTACTGGAATAGCAACAGGTTACTTGTTGACCGCATCAACCTATAATACATCAATAGGCACATGGGCAGATCACACAACGTACTTCTTTGGTGCAGTAACTTTAGATGGAGTTAATACTGTGTGGAATGATGGTTACGCGTTAATAGTACCAAAAGCCGGTACTATTAAAATAGGAACATTCGCATTAGTGTGTGGTGGTACAAACTCTTCTACAGAGAATGCAACGATCTATGTTCGAATCAATAACACAACTGACGTATCTCTGGGAACGTTTAATCTTTCAAGTGATACAGTAACTGGAACAAGCGGAGCTTTAACTCAAGCAGTGTCAGTAGGCGATAAAATTATGTTCAAGATGGCGCCCCCCCCTACTTGGGAGACTAATCCTACTACAATTCGCGCGTCTGCTACTATCTACATCGAATAAAAATACTGAAAAACAATGGCAGCAGGAGACGTAATATTCAACGGAAGCGGAATAATTCACTTAGATCACAGGGCGGTAACGGCTAGTATAGTGAGTACTGCAGATTGGTCTACCGATTCATCAGGAAGCACATTGGACTTCAGTGAGTACTTGAGCGGAACCGGCGCAGCAAACAACAGAGTAATGGATTACGGTCCATACGGGGACGAGGTTTACGTATGGGAAGGAGGCAGCGCTTCTCAGACTGGAGCAATTAGCGGATTCAACGGTGGAAATAGCGCAGGCGAACTAGCAGTCCTAAAGAGCATAGATAACACCAAAACGTATCGGTTTTCTATGTGGGCAAGAGTAAAATCAGCAATGACTAACGGTTCTTGTTATTTGGGACTACGAGCATTCGAAGCAGCAGATGCAATTGACACTATAACAGACATAAGCAATGGAGGTACGACCGCTAACCCTTACTTTGCTTTATGTACCAATGCGAATCTGGCGACGTACTTTCCTACGGGTGAATGGCGATTGGTGAGTTGTTTTCTACATCCGTACACTCACTCAGGGACTACTGACACAACAACTACAGGAATAGTAAAACCTGACGGAACAAACCTAGGAACTGGAGGAGGAAACGGTGACTTAAAATGGGCATCCACCACTCTAAAAGTATTGATACGATTCTTTGGACCTTACAACGAAAACGGGTCAGGAAAATTCCAAGTATGGAATCCTAGGATTGATGTTGTTGATGGAACTGAACCGCCATTCAATGAATTGCTTACCGGAAGAAAAGGATTGCTTTTGAGCGACAAATAAGTAGGCTGCGAAGAGCCAAAAAAACTTAGAAAAATGAAAATGCAATTAGTTTTTGACGCTAGCAAAAAGATGCTAATGGATCCGACTAATAAACTTTACTTGAGACCTGAATTGAAAGCAGGTCTCATATCGGTTTGGGAATTTGATGAGACTACTGGAACTGTGTCAACTGATGCGCATGGACCAAATGATGGAGTCATTGGTTCTGGTGTTTCTTTCGTTGCTGGTAAAATTGCTGGAGCGTATGATATTAGTGAAACTACTATCGACAACATGATTGTTGATACTCCTACAATGTCATTCACTAATGCAATGACTATCAACGTGTGGATAAAACCACGGTACGCTAACCAACAGCAACATGTGATAAAATTGATCACTGAGGACCAAGCGGATGGCGATCATGCATCCCTTATCGTTTACTGTACTAGTCCAAGTGATCCATGCGACTTTGCATTCGCTACTATAGGATCAGCACTTGAACAGGGATTAGTAAACAGCTCAACTTATCCTTTGAATGCATGGGTTATGGTAACTTGCGTTCTTGATCCTGGTCAGACGTACCCACTTATTTACGTCAATGGAGTTGAGGACACTAATCAGACCGGAAGGATTGCATTTTCTGGTTCAGGAACGTATACTGTTTACCAAATTACTATGGGAAATGTGTACCAACACGTAGTAGCAGATTGTGTAATGGATCAACCTGCAATTTGGGGCGTTGCATTGTCTCAGGCACAAATAACAGCATTGTACAATTCCGGTAACGGATTACCTTACACGGCTTGGTCTTAATATACTTGATAAAAAAACGAATGCAGATATGATGAACGACCCGATCGTACTGACCGTAACTGGAACCGTAATAGCCGGCCTATTCTCAGCCCTGTGGTATTTCGTGCAGAAATTCATAAGAAGGACTGAGAAGAACAACCAGCAGTTAGTTGACACGCTGGAAAACTTGAACAAGACCATGAACGAGATCAATACTAACCTAATAGTGTTTAGGACCAGTGCGACGGGCGAGTTCAATCAGATTCACGAGAGCATAGACGAGATCAAGGAGATAACGGCGAACCATGCTAGGAGCATAGAGCACCTGGCTGAGACTGTCAAGGTGATACAGGTGCATCACAGTAGGAATCACCCTGACGACAAAATATGACGGACGAAATGTTCAAGGACGGTAAGCGCCACAGCGCAAAGTCCTTCTGTGTCATACTTCTTCTTACGAATCAAAATCAAATTTTCAAAATAGGCTCCTCGTATATCTAACTGATATGAAGAGAACATTCAGCAAGGGATTCAGTTGGGCGGAACTTACCTCGAATGAGAACGGAAAAACTTCAGCATCGGGTTTATCCGGCCTGATAATAGTCTCTATTGGCGGGCTTTCCTTCCTCGCTGGGATGCTCCTAATAATCTTAGGAAGGGGCGAGCAGGACATCCTAATACAGAGCATTGCCTTAGTCTACGCCGGAGCCGCTCTACTTGGAATCAGAAAATTAAGAAGGGAACCAAATTACTATGAAAGAGATTATAACGGACTACATGAACTACCCTACGAAACCGGAAGTTCTTCGGAAAATCAATCCACTACATCAGGTCCAATTTGACAAGAAGTTCTCCGACCACCTTACCTACGACGAAGCTACCGTGTCAATGTTCGACATTTGCAACAGGCCTGGAGTACCTCAGAAAAAGGCAATGACTCGCCTTGCTAATTTGATATACGAACCTCTTCTTGAGCAGTTCGAAAACGTCTTTGGGATCCTTTCCTTCTACGAATGTCAGGCTGTGTCCTCTAAAATGAGGAAAAGAGTACCGAACCAGCACATGGCAGGCGAGGAAATGGACTTCTACGTAAGGGAAGAGTCTAAAGTCTCCGGAAGCAAGATCTTCGAATGGATGTACTTCAATCTCAAGTACGATAGACTTGTATGGGGTTGCCTAATTCCTGAGGATTCTCATTGCAGCAACTTGGAACCACCATTCATTCACGTATCTCTTAAGTTCTCAAGCAACAGGCAGGCAACCTACAGGGACTACTTCGACGAGAACGGACTTCTTAAGACAAAGAGGATCTATCGCTAGACGTCCTCGTCGCAATCCATCATCTCAGATGTGCAATCCGTCACCTCAGAGAGGCCGCAACGGTCAGGCTTATGTTTCTCTTTACCCCTAGCATTGAGTGAAACCTGGGATGCGAGGTCCTCACGGTAGACTACCAGACTTGCTATGATGATGGCGTTTACTCCATTCCGAGTCCTTGTGTACGTCAAGTGACCGAAAACTTCTATCCAGTCCGAAAGTTCTACTCCTTCCAATGCTGCCATAGAAACTGGATCCCTCGCTAAGATGTTGTGCTTAGTAAGGAATTTTTCGTACTTAAATCCATGATACATGTAGCTTCTGTTCTCTATGACGAAGGTGATAACGTCCTCGTTGTTCATCCTTTTTGAGGATTGCGGCATTTTTGACAGTTGACCGATTAGGTGTACTTCGTTTCTTTCCCTTTCTTTAAGTTTCTCTGGGTAACCCTTGTAATTCATTCAGTTTTGGTTTTTTTTAGTTCCGATTCGAGGAACTTCAGTATCGGATCGTTCGGATCGGTCTCAGTTTCCGAATAGAACGCTGGGTAACCGAGTTCGCCCACTATGGAATGTAGTATCGGAGCGATCTCATTCTCCCTTAGACCTCGACTTAGCTTTACGTAGACCGTTCGTGATAGGAAAGGTCGATCCTCTTCCTCGTCGATCTCCAGATCGCTTACCTCTGTCGTTATTTCGAACTTCCTACAGATTCTCGACACGATCAGAGCGATTCGCTTATCGATCTTCTGGTTCTCGTAATACGTCACGTAACCGATCTCTAACTCAGGTACGAACATGGGCCAAGGTCAGTAAAAAATCCTGTCAGCATGAATGACCTCTCCCGATCGAGTCACTCCGTCGTCTCCAACGTAGTAGCTTTTGGTCAGAATGCCGTCGACCTTTACCTTCATGCCGACGTCGATCTTTCCGTCGTGCTTTCTGGCTAGGTCTCCCCTAACGAAGATCATGACTCTTGTACCCTCTCTTGCTGCCCTGTTGATGGAGTAAATGAACTTAACGTAGAGGGGAAAGTGCATGAAGTCCACTCGACCAAGTTTTTCCTTTGTCACTGGAGTTGCTCCCACTATTCCAGAAACTGAAGCTTCCGATTCCATCGTCTGATGTTTCTTTTTCATCTTATACTCAGGTTCTAAGAGGGGATCTATTACTTGTAAACATTAACTAAAATTTAACTAAAATTTAACTAAAATTTAACATTTAGAAAGGTGCAAAGTTAAAACTTGTATCCGTTTTATTAGTATGAGAAGGTCAGAAGGATCCGTAGGAGTTTTTTAATAAAAGGGTTTCGTTCGCTTCGCTCTCGAACCCCTCTGCGTATAGCACTTAGAGTACAGTAACTAAGATTTCTAAATCTTCAGTACTTAGGATTTCAATTTGATTCAATTTGATTCAATTTGATACCGCGCGGAGCAAAAGTCATCAAAAATGAAGTCGAAGTCCGCCTGAGCGTTACGATAAGCCTGAGTACGGGTCGTCCGTGCGATATTCTAAGTCTCCTAAAGAAGACTAATAGAATACGAACTTAGAAAAGGTTCAGAATTCTTTTCATCTTTCTCGATAAGTAGACTATGTTCCTTATCAGTAGATCCAGAATTCCTTATCAGAAAGTACTGGAGCACCCCAGTCATCTTCAAATCAGTAAGTCAATATTTCCTTCATCTAAAAAGTATCATCATCCTAGGATCACGATATCACATCCTAAGCCTTTTTCATCTTTCTCGATAAGTGGACTATGTTCCGAGCAGGTAAGACCAGTCATGGAACGAAGGTCGCCCGTATTATCAAGTACCTGGCGTTGTTTTTTTGTCAACTTCACTGATGATTCTTAAGTGTAAGTCTTCAATTTCTGTAGTTGACGAAGTTACGGGTTCTTTAGTAAGAATGGTGGCATACTGATTTTTCATCTCGGTTTCGAGTTCTGAAGAAAGCGTAGCATTTTCCTTAAGTAATTGAGAATAAATAGAATCTTTATCGTGTTCTAACTCATAAAGTGATTCAAGAGCTTTAGAAAAATCTTCAGTCTCTTCAAAAATCTTCATGGTCATGTACTCACCGGTTTTTCGATTATAATATCTATGAGCCATTAGAACTTTAGCTGGATCTGTCGCTACTCCGTCCAAGTACGTATTGGTCCGACCAGTGTACGAATCCGTACTGAATATTCGATAAACGTAAAAAGTAGGTCTCATTTCATCGAGATTTATTAGAACATGAATTATTATATTCGTATTAGGAAAACGGTTTCGCTCATTTCTTGGGTCAACTATGCACGCCCGCAGGGGTACGCGTGGTAGCTATTTTCAATAAGAAGAAAAAAGAATACAGAAAGAATCAATTTGGTATCCTAAGACCGCGACACGTTGAGGCGGGCGCGCGACGACGCGCCCGTACACGGGAGGAAGTAAACTTATGTTCAGAATTCTTTTCATCTTTCTCGATAAGTAGACTAGGTTCCTTATCAGTAGATCCAGAATTCTTTTCATCTTTCTCGATAAGTAGACTAGGTTCCTTATCAGAAAGGACTGGAGCACCTCAGTCATCTTCAAATCCGTAAGTCAATATTTCCTTCATCTAAAAAGTATCATCATCCTAGGATCACGATATCACATCCTAAGCCTTTTTCATCTTTCTTGATAAGTGGACTAGGTTCCTTATCAGTAGGTCTAGAATTCTTTTCATCTTTTTCGATAAGTGGACTAGGTTCCTTATCAGAAAGTACTGGAGCACCCCAGTCATCTTCAAATCCGTAAGTCAATATTTCCTTCATCTAAAAAGTATCATCATCCTAGGATCACGATATCACATCCTAAGCCTTTTTCATCTTACTGTGACATCCATCACCTTTCATATACTTAATCTCAGAAAAACAATCCTTTCACATGGAGAATCAAAAATACGCGTTCGGAACGGTTGATCGAGTAGAGCCAAACCTTCCAGAGTTCGTCGAGAAATTTGACAAGAATTACGTCTTTTTTGGAATTGATAACCTCTTTCCTGACTTCTTGAATGCTCTTTTTAATCGCTCTGCTATCCACAGGACTTGCATCCTTTCGAAATTGGACGCCGTAGTCGGTCAGGGACTTTCCTTCAAGAATGAGGCCGACGCCTACCTTTTGAAACGTATAAATCCGAACGAGTCATGGAACGATCTGTTTGAGAAAGTAGCCATGGATTACCTCATGTTCGGAGGTTTCGCTCTCAACGTAATATTCGCAAACGACGGTCTGACCATAGCGGAGGTGTACCACCTAGATTTCAGCAAAGTACGCTCAGGCATCATGAACCAAGAAACTGACAGCGTCGATACGTACTACTACTCTTCCAACTGGGCTAACGTTCGCAAGTTCAAACCAGTTGCCTATCCATCGTACGATCCTTCTAACGGAAAGGCTAATCCATCTCAAATTTACTACTTTTTCAATTATCAGTCGGGAGCAACTTACTACCCACTGCCTGAGTACGCGGCCTCCGTAAATGATATTCAACTGGACGCCGAAATATCAAAGTTCCACATCAGTTCGATCACAAACGGATTGGCACCGGGGCTCATAATCTCGTTGAACAACGGGATTCCGAGCACAGCAGAGGAAAGAGAGGGCATCTACGACGAAATTACTGCGTCATACAGAGGTACTGAAAACGCAAACAAGATGATGCTAATGTTTTCGGTAGATCGTGAACATGCACCAGAGGTCACTCCACTAGAAGCTGCAAACGATACGTACTACACAACTCTAGAAACTAGGATCACTTCTCGTATTCTGACAGGGCATAGAATCTCAAGTCCGCTATTACTTGGCCTCTATCACGAAGGAGGAACTGGATTTTCGTCAAACAGTGACGAGATAATCGTTGCTTACGCTCATTTCATGAGCACGACAATCAAACCTATTCAGAAGTCAATGTTAAAGGTGTTCAACAAGATACTTTACGATAAAGGAATCACCGATAAAGAACTCCAGATCATCCCAAATAGGATAATTGAGGCACCAACCGCTGCCGACGCTATCGCTTAATGGTATGATCATTGGCAGTCAAAATACAAAATAACACTTAACGGTATGCCAGCATATCAAGCAATATGGGTGTCGGAAGAGCGTTTGAAAGCAGCAACGGCTATCCATGCTTCAGTAAGTCCAACGGACATTCAACCGTTCGTCATTCAAGCTCAGACGTTAATCTTGCAGGAATTCCTTGGAAGCACGTTTTTCAAACAATTGAATGATCAGATCGTCAACGGCACAGTCACTACTGTGAATCGTACAATCTTGGATGACTACATAGGCCCTTGTCTAGTAAATTACGCACTGTATTTTGCACTCCCGAATTTAACTTTCAAAATTTATCAAAAGAGTGTCCTAAAATCTGGGAGTGAATCCAGCCAACAGATTGGGCTAGACGAACTGAAATTCTTGCAGGCGCAAGCTAAGGACGTTGCTGATAATTATCTAAAGCAACTTCAGACCTACTTGAAGAACAACAGTTCACTTTACCCAGCTTACGCTAACTACGTTCTAGCGGACGGAGTTGCCCCAAGCAAAAAAAGCCCCTACTTCTGTGGCATTCAGACCTCTTCTAAGTATTTCAATAAGAACAGATCGAAGAACATCAGACGAGCGATTGGAAGTCAGGAAGTTGGAAAAGATTTCTGTGGATGTGAAGATAATAAATAAGACTGAAGAACCGATCGTTAGCAAACCTAGCAAAAGGGGCATTTTTCTATGCCGTCAATACCCACGTGCAAAGAAGAATGTGATACTCCTGCGCATTTACTTCGAAAAAATAATCACCAACCAAAATGGCATGGAAAAAGGGCCAGTCAGGCCATCCTCAAGGTAGACCAGCAGGTGGCAGCAATCACGACACCATCCTGATCAAGAAGGCTTACACCGACCTGCTGACTAACAACATACCTCGCATTCAGAGGTGGTTGGACTCCGTAGCGGAAAATGATCCCGGAAAGGCACTTGATTTCTTGCTGAGACTTTCTCCGTTCGTTGTTCCTAAGAAATTGGAATCCGACATCACTATGGATAGCCCAATCAAGATAGTTTTCCCATCGGAAGGGACCAAGTAAAATTTTTGCAAATGAGTGCGTATAAATAACTCTATACGCATTTTTTGTCTGGCCCGGTCGTAGAACTTATGTACTACTGTTGAGTACAAGACTCTAAGATGCTGTTGCAAAAATAATCAGCATGACTTGACCTTACCTCAATATCTAGAACAGGATTACCAAAATTTAGTAAGTGCGGCAAAAAAGATAACCGGCAATGCACCTCACGCATTAGAGTTACTTCATTACGCAATAACCGACTTCAGTTATAAAAAGAATCTTCAAGAGGTTTTGGATGCAGGCGCCGCTCGTTTTTATTTGGTACGAGTCATGATGATCCAACATAGGAGTTCGACAGGACCATTCTACCGCAATTACATCAAGCAGAGCCTTCCAATCATAGGGGACGTGACAGTCGAAGAGGCGGGCGAACCGTTAGACATAAACAGAGTTAGCGCATTACTCGAACATCTTCCGTGGTACGATCGTGAGCTGTTCAAGTTGTATTCGGATGGTGAGCATAACTACTCTACCCTTTCGGAACTTACTAAAATACCAAGAACATCTATCTCGCTCACCGTCCGACGAGTTAGAGAGTACATCAAGGACAACCTGTAAAAACATCAACTAAAATGGCAATCGTATTCACAGTAAACGAAAAGACTCAAGCTCCCAACGTTCCAATCAAATGGAAGTTCGTCGATAGGGACACGATCTTCTTCTCGTTGCCTGCAAATTTCGAGAATAACGTGATAGTAAGGAGTCACTACTTCAAGATCCCTGAGAATTCTGAAGTTCAAGTCCTTAACGGCAAGGTATCCGGTTGCATCTTCGTCAACCTTTCCAAACCGAAAAATTACTCATTCATCAATGATAACACTGTCACAACTACTACTATTCAGCCTTCTGAGCCTATTAGTGTCGTTAGCGACGATCTCCCTACTGAGGAACAGAGTCTATCGTGTATCACTACAACTACTGTCAGTCGTATTCCTTCCAAACGGAAAAAGGATAGGTAAACCATTCACGTGTAGCTTCTGCCTGTCACAGTGGATAACATTAGGAATAGGCTTAGTTCTAGGGTTTGGTTGGTGGAGTATTTTACCAATGTTCGCAGCTGGAGCAATCACCTTACTGATAGAAAAAGTACTCGATTATTGAAATGGAAGACTTAAAACAGCGATTGGTAGACTTTAGGATAATGACCAATCTGAAAACAGTGTACAACGGAACCGAATTGAAGGAAATTTTCGCTCTTTACAACGAGATAACAAAGGAAAATAGACAAGTAACAACTTGCTCATCTTGCGTTTCTAGCGTAATCACTAGGATCAAGCAGGAGTGCAGAAAGTACGGAATATGAAAAGGAGAAAGTACGGAGTTAGACATCCAAAGACTTACGTAGTGTACGTCGCAGAGGATCGCAAGGGAAACAAGATGGTCGAGATGACCGACATGCCAGTTCAGGCTCTTAGGGAGTTCCTGCACGACACCAAGATTGAGATCATCGTTTCGACACAGTACAACAAGGTAGCAGAGAACGCTTACAAGAGAACCTTGCGAGCTCTCAAGCTGCCAAAGGCAATGACCGATAAGATCGAAAGAAGCAGGCAGAGAATGGAGGAAGTCGGTCGCATTTACGGTCCGACAAATGGTAAGAGAGTCGGCCAGTTCGCAGTCGAGTCAGGGCATTTGGCTAGACTTCGAGATACTAAGGTTCGTTGCGAGGACGGTCACGTAAGCAATTTAGTTTGGCATATCAGGTATTGCAAGAACCGAGGCTTAGATCCAAAAAAATCAGTGATCATAAATGAATCAGAATGAAAAGCTCTATTACGTATACGTGCTTAAGCGGGAGTCCGACGACTCTATCGTCGAAGTTGGCGAGACCACCGACCCGGAGAAGAGGTTCTACCAACACACAAAGGTAAGACCAAACTCGAATCACGGTCACGGACACTTCTACGGAAGGACCGACCTAAGAATAGAGATAGTGGGGACCTTTTTCTCTAGGCATTACGCTCTAGCAATGGAAAGAATGGTCAAGATCGAGCATAAGTTGCCGCTTACCGAGTACATGAGGGATTCGAAGGGCGGAAAAGCATCCGGCCCAAAGAACATGCCAAAAGTAAATAGGGCTAAGGTCATTTGCCCAGATGGCAAGATTACCACAGTACCTCATGCTACTAAGTACTGCAATAGAAGAGGTCTCGATCCAAAAGAAATCACCAAGTTGGTCCAACTGATCATGCTTGTTGTCGTTATTTTGATAAAAATTACCTAATGACAATTGGAAAGACTAACTGAATTCAAAATATTACCAGCATTTGGCCCCCTGTTTAACGATGAGCGCCCCTACGCCATAATAACGGGGGGTCGCTGACGAGCCTCGGGCAAATCTACCCAAGTCGCCGTCTACTTCATAATGAAACTCTTCGGAGATGAGTTCTTCCGAGGAATGATTTCACGGTACACGAGCCGTTCGGTCAAGATGTCAATATACAGGGATGTTGTTGACTTGTTAGAAAGGTTCGGCCTTACTCCTTACGTAGAAATAAAGGGAGAGGAGATCACGTGCAGGTTAAACGACAACATGATCATCACTCACTCTTTCAGGCTATCGGACGCGACTCAATCAGCAAAGGGAAAGGGATTATCATCCATCACTCATGCCATTATTGATGAAGCCCAGGAGTTGCCCAGCGAGGAAGAGTACATAAAGGTAATAGACACATTAAGAACGAAGGGAGTAGAGAGAAAGATCTTCGTCGTCTTCAACCCAGGTTCAAAGAGATCTTGGCAGTTCAAGAGATGGTTCATAGGATCCGTCCACCAACCAAATCCAAAGTGGCTGTCAACCCACATGTTCATTCACACAACGTACAAGGACAACTTAGAGAACTTAGACCCAACAAAAGTAGCAGAATGGGACCTCGCTTCCTTAACTGATCCGAAGTACTACAAACACCATCTACTGGGAGAATTTACGGAAGGAACAGAGGGACAGATCTTCACAACATTTAAGGTAGGAGTTCCCGACCCACTTGGAGAGTACGACACGACCTACGGTCTTGACTTCGGCTTCGCATCCGACCCTACCGCCCTTATCAAGGTTTCGAAGCACAACGACAGGATCTACCTAAAGGAAATGATCTACGATAGAGGACTGACCATACCGGACCTTGCCATGAAACTTGCATCGCTGGGAATTACTCAAAAGGATCGAATAATTGCCGATTCCGCGGAACCCCGTTCCATAGAAGAACTTAGGAGATTGGGTTTCAACGTGGTAGGAGCCTATAAGGGACCTGACTCAGTCCGCGCAGGAATAGAAAAAATCAAGCGCTATTCAGTTTTCATGGATCCCACATCGGATAACCTAATCAACGAGGTCGACCTGTACTCTTGGAATCAGGATACGGACCGACCGGTGGACAAGTGGAACCATTTGATGGATTCACTTAGATATAGTTTGTCTCACAACGGAGGAGACGGATCCTACGGGTTCGCTGGACCAAAGAAGACAGGACTCGACGCTGAGGGTACTCCTTACGTGATAAAGAGAAGATATTGACGGTTCACGTTCAACTTCTCAACTCAGAATATTTAAGATCAGAAAAGAATCAATTCACATGTCAACAGAATCGTCAACCTATTACGAAACCATAATGAGCTTGGAGAGAGTTATCTTGGCTCACCCTGCGGTCAAGACCTTCCGAATCGGACCGATCTCCTCAGTCGAAATGCCGGACACAGCACTACCCGAAGTAACCTATCCTTACGTACATCTGGTCGCTCAACCTTCGACCATAGGCAAGGCGACGTCCCTGTTCGACTTCGACATGATCATAATGGACTTGGTCGATGCAAACAACTTGGACCTTCAGATTCGTAGGCAGTCCCAGATGCTGGAGATCGGACGAGACATCATAGCGAAGTACACGATGACCGATTGGGGTACATGGAGATTCAACTTGAGTCTGCCTACGACTGCTACTCCTTTCGTAGAGAGATTCATCAACGACGTATCAGGTTGGACCTTCCAAATCCGGATCACCGCACTTACTCCATTGGCGAACTGCGACACGAATCCAATCGTACTTACGTAATCATGGCACAGTTCAAGGACCTATCGGACGAAGCCCTAAACAAACTGGGAGAACGACTCATAAGGAACGTGGACGCAAGGGTAAGCCTTCAGGTCCCGCAACCTTCGAAGAACCCATTCTCAAAGGGCAACCTGTCCCGTAGCGTCAAGTACTCTTGGGTCAAGAGGGAAGACGGAGTATGGGACCTTCACGTGGAGTACTTGGATCACGGAGACTTCACCAATTTCGGCACTAGGAAGTTCTTCAACCCAGCAATGAGAGCTCAGTCCGTCTTCGGGTACGAGTTCCGCGGTTACGAGAAGTCAAAGGGCGGAGTCAGAGCACAGGGATGGTTGTCCTTGAGGGGAGATCAACCTGTCTACGAGGCCATAGTCGAAGCCGAAGTAAGAGTCACATGGGAAGAGTTCATCAAGAACACTACGAGCAAATTCACGAAAACAAACACCACATCATGATCGAATTCACGATAGACAAGAAAGAATACAAGGTAGGAGACCTAACGATCGGTCAGTACTACAAACTGCACAACCTGCTGGTCATGGACGACCTAGCATCCAAGATGACGGTAGTCTCAGAGTTATCCTCGTGCCCTCAGGACGAACTACGCAAGTTGGATAGTTACCAATTCAACATGCTGTGGAACGAGGTGCTGGACAACAACCTGAACATCGACCCTAACACCCAACCGTTCTTCAAGAAGTTCCAGTTGAAGGAGAGGACCTACTACTTCATCGATATGAAGAAGTTGACCGTTGGCGAGATGGCAGACATGGACATACTGAAGTCCGATCCGAACAAGGAGAAGCAGATTCACAGGATGATGGCCGTTCTCTACAGGCCGGCGAAGCGCAACTGGTTCAAGATCGAAGCGGAAGATTACGACGCCAACACGATGGAAGATCGAGCAGAGGAGTTCATGGACCTGCCGCTCAAGTACGTCTACGGAGCCATTCGTTTTTTTTTGCAAGTACCGAGATCCTTATGCGAAACTACGTTGGACTCTTTGATGAAGACGGCGAAGACGAAGGAAGAGAAAGAGATCTACGAAAGTCTGAACCAATTCACATCAGAGTTGCTAGGAACTGGCTCGCTACCATCCACTTCATCGCTGGAGACGATTTTACAAAAGTTGGAGAAGTTGAACGAGCAAACCTTGTCTCAGCATTTAACTGGCTTGCCTATCGAAAAGATAAGGCAAGAGAAGAACAGGATGCTCTCAGAAAGATCAGAGCGCAACAAGACTTCCAACTAAAGAACTTAAAATAAGAGATAACAAATGATAACGACAATCGGAACCTACAAACCGAACATCTTCAGCCCAGCGTACAATCCAATCATCTGGAGTTGCTACAGTTCGAACGTTGCTCAGATCGATATGAAGTACGTGTTCGACATCTACATGGACGGTTACGCCACAAAGGTCCTAAGGATCAAGCAGAGACCGAATCCGGATGGCTACGGAATGATCGACGTGTCCACCATAATGCAAGGGTACTTAGATTGGACCGATGACGTTGCTGAGATCACGAACGGCGAGACCACTATCGACTACACTATCGGTAAGGTGTTCGCAGAGTCCGATAAGCTATGTCGTCACGTTCTCGTCAAGGCAGGAGAAGAGTACCGTACTCAGGCAGGAGCGGAGCTCAAGATCTACACAGGAGTCAACACGAGCGTTGGAGATCCCGCTTACGTCATGTACTCAGGAAACACCAGCGACACGACCGCATGGGTGCACACATGGGCAGCCACTCTCTCACCTCAGGAGAACCTCTGGAACATGCAGAAGGTTACCGCATCCGGGGTATTTGGTTCCAATCCTTT